ACATCTGCAACCATTGTGGATAGCTTGAAAGGTCTGTTTGTGCCACAAGAAGCCATTGGCGAGCAATATCGCAAAGGTTTGATGGGTCGTGACAGCGCAGGCATGAACTGGAAGATGGATCAGAACGTTGTGTCTCAGACATTTGGTTCTAACTCCACCACCACCGTGACTGCATCTGTCAACACCACCACTGCAAGCGGATTCTTGACCTCTGGTTGGGCATCATCTAGCACCATCACTGTGACAGCCGCAAACACTGGTACATTGAACCTCAACGCTGGTGACACTTTCACCATTGCTGGTGTGTACGCAGTCAACCCACAAAACCGCCAAGCCTACGGTTCTAACAAGTTGCGTAATTTCGTTGTTAAGTCAACTGTTGCAATCGCCTCTGGTTCGTCTGGTAGCGTGGTGGTCAGCCCTGCTGTTATCACTGCTGGTCAATTCCAGAACGTGTCGATTCCCACAACCTCAAGCTCTGCCGCTGTGACTCAGTTCAATAGCACAGGTACAGTTTCTCCGCAAAACATCATCATGCACCGCAATGCTTTCACATTGGCTGTGGCTGATCTTGAATTGCCAGAGGGTGTCCACTTTGCTGGTCGTGCATCAGACAAGGAAATCGGTCTGTCCATGCGTGTGGTTCGCCAATACACCATCAACAACGATTCAATCCCGACTCGTTTGGATGTGCTGTATGGCTGGGCGCCCTTGTACCCCGAACTCGCTTGCCGCGTTGCCGCTTAATTAACTTTTTAGGAGAAAAATCAAATGGCAAATCCCGGACCAGCAACCACAACCACCATTCACCCACAGAATGTCGCCTCCAACCAAGCCATCCGCTTGTTGGCTGTCGCAACTGGCGTGAATGTCAACGCAACTGGCGACCAAGCTGTTTTGCAAGTTTTGAACACAACTAACTATTCTGTTAGCAACGTTGTTTTTACAAACGCATCAACCAGCCTGACCACTGCCGCCGCTGGCTTGTTCACTGCGCCTAGCGCTGGTGGCACGGCTATCGTGGCAAACGCCGCTTTGTCTGCATTGACAAGCTCAACCGTGGTGTCTCAGCGCACCGTGGCATCTACCGCTATCCAATCTGCTCAGAACTTGTATCTGAACGTTGGCACAGCCCAAGGTGCGGCGGCTACGATGGACATTTATGTCTATGGCTATGACTTCAGCACATATAGCTGATTTCATGTAACCAAGGAGAAAGCCACTCTCAAAAGGGGTGGCTTTTTTTATAAATTTTCAAGGAAAAATCATGGCAAAAACAACCATTTCGCGCGGAAATGTTTTGGCGCACACCATTGTTCAGGTAACTTTCCCAAGCACAACCTTTTCCACCACTACGACAGAGGTGAATATCAGTGTGCCGGGCGTTAAATCAACAGACAAAATCCAAGTTCAAATCGATGCCGCAATGACCACTGGCGTGGGTATTGGCAATGCTTATACAAGCGCTGATAACCAAATCACTGTGCGTTTGATGAATTTAACTGGTGCTTCTGTGACTCAAGCCGCGGCAGTGATGTTAGTCAGTGTAAAATCATGCGAAGATAGCCCAATTCCTAACAGCGTGGTGTAACTATGGCGGCATCAACAGTCCAACGCAATGCTGGTCAAACAGTAGCGTTATCAGTCACAAATACAGCGCATTCTGCTGTGTTGATTGATGACAATACGAATGACCAGATCAACTACACATCGTTCTTGAATACGGGCGGTGCGCCGATGGCGGTGAGGTGGGGGACGGTTGACCCCGGTGCGCCCACTTTCCCCGTTGATGGCACTAATGGCGACTTTGTTCTGCCTGCAAGCATGACAACTCCGCTGATTGTGGCGACTCCAACAACACCATACTATCTGACAGCAAAGAGCAATTCCGCTACTGCTGGCATTTTGTATGTAACTCCAGCCGCTGACCAATCGTAAGCTCATGGCTGACCCTGCAAAAGTCATAGATCAAAACCTACTGCCTGTTCAGGCTTATTTTGCGGTCGATGGAACATTTCAAACCTTTATCGGTCAGGGTCAGCCCTTTTACGCCTCTATTGATCCGAATCAGTCTGGCTTGCATATCACCGCAAGCACGATTGACAGCACAACCATTGGCGCAACAACCCCATCCACAGGGGTTTTTACCAATATCCTGACAACCACGGGGCAAATCACAACTACGCCCACGGCAAACACAGATATTACAAACAAATATTACGTTGACCAAATTGCCCAAGGGTTAAATCCCAAGCAAGCGGTCAAATGCGGCACAACAGCAAACATCACGCTGTCTGGATTGCAAACAATTGATGGGTATACGACCTTGGCGGGTGACCGCGTTTTGGTCAAAAACCAAACAAATTCTGCTGAAAATGGTATTTATATTGCCTCTGCAAGCGCATGGACACGCTCGACTGACATGGATGTTTGGTCAGAAGTGCCGGGCGCTTACACAGTCATTTTGAATGGCACAAACAACGCCAATACGGGTTGGGTTTCAACGGCGGCAGATACTGGCACGATTAACGTCACTGCCATGCCTTGGGTTCAGTTCTCAGGCACGGGGACTTATTTTGCTGGCACAGGCTTAACTTTAGCCTCCAACACATTCAGCATCACAAACACAGGCGTGACCGCTGGCAGTTATGGGTCAGCCTCTCAGACTTTAAGCGCCCAAGTCAATGCCCAAGGTCAATTGACCTCTTTAAGCGCCCAAAGCATCGCTATAAACGCATCTCAGATCACTTCTGGCACGATTGCATCTAGCCTGATTTCAGGGTCTTACACGGGCATCACAGGCGTTGGCACGCTGACCGCAGGCACATGGAACGCAAGCACGATTGGCGTGGCTTATGGTGGCACAGGGGCGGCCACACTGACGGGTTATGTCAAGGGAAATGGCACAAGCGCATTCACAGCGTCATCGACCATCCCAACGACTGATTTGAGTGGCACGATTACTAATGCTCAACTGGCAAACAGTACGATTTCTGGCGTGTCGCTAGGGTCAAATCTGTTCAGTTTGACGATTGGATCAGGGCTTTCAGGTACTTCTTACAACGGTTCTGCCGCAGTAACGATTACAAACACAAGCCCTATGGTTTACCCGCCATCAGGAATCCCAAGTTCAACTGGCACAGGTTGGAATACAAGTTACAGCACCACAGGAACAGGCACGGTGGTGGCTTTGGCGACTGCCGCCACGCTGAATAACCCAACGATTAGCGATTACGCGACTTTCACGGCGACAACATCGCCAACTTATGTTGGTGGTCGGTTGTGGTACGACACCAATTCATCTGCTTTGGCGTATTACAACAATACCACCAATAACATTGTTCATATTGGTCAGGAAATCCAGCAAGAGGTAAGGAATTCCACAGGTTCGACCATCCTTAAAGGAAAAGTGGTTTACATCTCTGGTTCAACTGGTCAAGTAGGTAATGTCATTCTTGCCCAAGCCAATGCTTACAGCACATCTCAGGTCATTGGCATTGCTAACCAAGATATTCCTAACAACACAAACGGCTATATCGTCACGCAAGGCACAGTGACAGGGTTGGACACCAGCCTGTTGACTGCTGGTAGTCCGATTTACTTGTCTGCGACCACTGCTGGCGCTATTACTCAAACTGAACCCACAACGCCTAATTACGCAGTGCATTTGGGTGTTTGCTTGTACTCTAATCCAAGCAACGGTAAGCTGTACATCAACCCGATGAATCAGTCGATTGACACTGGTTACATCATTGGTCAGATTGCTATTGCCCAAGGCGGCACAAACGGTACAGCAACGCCCACATCTGGCGCGGTGGCTTATGGTAGTGGCACAGCCTATGCGTTTACTGCGGCTGGCACAACAGGACAGGTATTAACCTCAAACGGATCAGGTGCGCCCACTTGGACAACGCCTGCATCCTCAATTACCCTGTCAGACGATACAACCACTAACGCTACTCGTTATCCTTTGTTTGCCGCGGCAACTTCAGGGACGATCAGCACAGAATACACAAGCTCAACTAAATACCAATACAACCCAAGCACAGGTGTATTGACCGCCACGGGGTTTAGCGGGTCTGGGGCAAGTTTGACTAGCTTAACTGCTGGTAACCTGTCTGGCACAATTCCAAGCTCAGTATTGGGTAATTCAACGGTTTACATTGGAACAACGGCGGTTGCCCTTAACCGTGCGTCAGGTTCAATTTCCCTGACAGGAACAAGCATTGATGGTTCAGCAGGGTCAGCGACCACAGCAACCACCGCCACAAATGCCACAAATATTGCGATTACTGACAACACCAGTTCATCAAGCACTTGGTATCCAGTTATTTCTGCAAATAGCTCTGGCAACAATCCAGCGACCACATCATCGACAAAGTTAAGTTTTGTGCCTAGCACTGGAACTTTGACTGCGACTGTACATAATTCATCAAATGGAATTACCATTAACAGCAAGACAGTCTCAACTAGCTACACGATTCCATCTGGTTCATCTGGTGTTTCGGCAGGCCCAATTACTGTTGCATCTGGTCAAACTGTAACTGTGTCTTCTGGTTCAAGATGGGTAGTTTTGTAAAAAGGACATGACATGAGTACCTTAGTTTTTTCAGCAGTTTTAGGGGGTCAGGTTAGCTTTCTTGGCCCAAATACGGCTGGAACATACACCATTAACGTGCCTGCCGCCACTGGTTACATGGCGTGGAGTACATCGACATTGACTTCTGGTCAGGTCACTTATGCGGGTTCTGGTGGTGTTTTGACCAATTCAAGTGCATTAACATTTGATGGAACAAACCTGACCGCTGGGGCTATGTTTGCAAGTACGGCAGACTCCTCATTTGCGTCCACAGGTGCAACACAGATTTCGGTTGGTACGACTGCCCAGCGCCCATCTGCGGCAACAGGAAAGATTCGATATAACTCAACCCTTGTTAAATATGAGGGTTACAACGGCAGTTCTTGGACTTCTTTGGGTGGGGCGACAGGCGCAGGCAGTGATGCTATTTTTTATGAAAATGGTCAAACTGTGACTGCAAGTTATACAATCACAGCAAATAATAATGCAATGTCCACAGGCCCAATCACAATTGCATCAGGCCAATCAGTCACAGTTCCAACTGGCTCGCGCTGGGTTGTTTTATAAAGGATAAAAGATGGCTTCACTTGTATTAACAGGCGACACATCAGGGCAGGTAACGATTGCCGCACCTGCTGTTGCAGGTACAAACACGCTGACACTTCAAGCCGCCACTGCGACAAACTCTGTCAATACATTGGGAACAGCGGTTGCGTCAACATCTGGTACTTCAATTGATTTCACTGGTTTGCCAAGTTGGATTAAAAAAATTACTGTGATGTTTAACGCAGTTAGTCTTAGTGGTAACTCAACATTTAGAATTCAACTTGGTACTGGTTCAACAACTTATACAACATCAGGTTATGTGACTTTTGGTGTCACATTTGGTGCGGCAAGTCTTGGTGGGGCTACTGATACTGGTGGATTCCCAATAGGTCAAAATCAAACTGCTGGTGGAACTACTACCTATGGCGGCAGTTGCGTAATCACAAATGTCAGTGGAAACATCTGGTCTTACATGGCTGTTTGTGGTGGCTCATCTACTACAAATGGTGGTTTGCTTGGAGGCGGTTCAGTTTCGCTTGGTGCGGCTTTGACTGCTGTTCGCGTGACCACAATAAATGGAACAGACACATTCGACGCTGGCAGTATCAACATTCTGTACGAAGGATAATCATGTCAATACTTGTTTTAACTTCTGACACGCTATCGAGCCCAGCCGCGGTAGGGCAGATTGAATACTCAAGCCCCATCTTTGCCGGTACACCTATCGGCACACAGCGAGGTATTGTTCCGACTCAGCAGTATTACAGACTTGATTCTTCATTGGCTGGTGCAAATAGTACAAGCGCACAAAACATATTTGGTGTTGGTGTAACGCTGTCTTCAAGCACTGTTTATGAGTTTGAAATGAATGTTGTATTCACAAAAAGCGCGGGTACTACATCACATACTTTTGGATTTGGCTTTGCTGGCACAGCAACATTAAATAATATTTTGTACCTTTCAAATGCAGTTGCAATAGCGTCAAGTACATCTGGTGGGGGTATAGGAACAACTTGTTATGGTTCATTTGCAACAACGGCATCTAACTCAACTACCAATTTACAAACTACGTCAGCGGCTGTGACTTGGGCAGTAATTTTAAAAGGCACAGTATCAGTGAACGCTGGTGGCACATTCATTCCTCAGTACACATTAACCGCCGCACCTGGCGGTGCTTACTCAACAGTGGCTGGTAGTTACATCCGAATCAATCCGCTGAGTGCATCTGGCGCAGCGACTAACGTGGGGACATGGGCATGAGTACAGTCATCGACGGTTCAGCAAGCGTCACGATCAACTCAGGTGCGGTACTGGGGATTACCTCTGGCACTGCTGTTGCCTCCACATCAGGTACAAGCATTGACTTCACAGGTATACCGTCTTGGGTAAAACGGATCACTGTGATGCTAAATGGTGTAAGTACAAACGGCGCATCTGCGCCTATGATTCAGATTGGTTCTGGCTCAGTGCAGACTACTGGGTATTTGGGGGCTATTATGTCTGGTGCTGAAGTAATTAACTTCACAACTGGATTTTATGTAAATTCAAATACTTTTATTTCTTCTGGTCTTTTGTATGGAAATTTGACAATAACTTTAATTGGTTCAAATGCCTATACTGCTTCTGGCGCTACTGGTAGAAGCGATATTGCTAGGGCTTTTGCTATTGGTGGAAGCGTGTCACTTTCAGGCGCAGTTGACAGAATTCGTCTAACCACGGTAAACGGCACGGATGTATTTGATGCTGGAACAATTAACATTCTTTACGAGTAAACACCATGACACACAGAATCGAAGTAAATGTCCAAACTGGTGAAACCAAGATCATTGAGTACACACCAGAAGAACAAGCGGCACACGATGCGGCAGTAGCGGCGCAACAGGCTGAACAACCACCTGCTGAACCACAATGAAACATAGCTGGAAAATCCTAGAAATCAAAGCAGATGGCGAGGTAATTACTCAGGCTAAATACTTTGTTACTGCTCAAGATTCTGACAACACAGTGGAGACTGAAGGCTATTGGGTTTTCAAAGATCAAAGCCTAGAAAAGCCTTTTGCTGAAGTCACAGAACAAGATGTGATTGAGTGGATTTTCAAAGAAACTACCCAATTTGGGCAGAATTTCATAGAATCACGATTAGAGGAACAACTAGCGTCCATGTCAGGAAATAGAGTTGTTGTTGCCCCTTGGATGCCGCAAATTTACACGCCAAATCTGTAAGGGTATGAGATGCAACCAATTGACATTATCAGCAGGGCTTTAAAAGACATAGGCGCTTTGGAAGCTGGCGAAACGCCAACGCCAGATGCGGCGCAAGATGCGTTTGATATGCTCAATGACCTCATTGACCAGTGGTCAAATGAAGACATGATGGTCTTTTATAAGACTGAGGTTATTTTTCCTGTTGTTTCAGGGCAGACGCAGTACACGATTGGCCCCGGTGGTCAGATCGGTGCAAACTTTGTCGGAAGCATTGTTGGTAATGTCTTAACTGTCACCTCAATTAATTCTGGTGCTATTGCCTTGGGTCAAAACCTAAGTGGCACTGGCATCACAACTGGCACAACCATCACAGGGTTTGCCACAGGCGCAGGGGGTAATGTCAATGAAGCGGGTACATACACGGTCAACATATCCCAAAATGCGGCATCTACAACAATCAATGCTTATTACCAGCGACCGCTTGTTATTAATTCTGCTTTTGTCCGCATTAACACTAATTCTAATGGACAACCAATTATCAATGGTGGGTTAGATTATCCAGTGGCTATTCTAGGGGTGGAAGAATACGAGATGATTGGTCTTAAAACGCTATCAGGGCCTTGGCCTAAAGCGCTTTATTACCAACCCACAGAGGTTTTGGGCAACATCTTTTTGTGGCCTAACCCTAGTCAAGGCGAAATGCACTTGTTTGTGGACACAATTTTCAGGCGCTATGAAACCATCAATGACACGATTGTGTTGCCCCAAGCCTATTCAATGGCGTTGCGGTGGTGTTTGGCTGAACGCCTGATGCCAATGTACGGCAAAAACAATCAGGTTCAGATTGCAATGATTCAAGGGTATGCGGCTCAAGCCAAGTCCACAATTAAGCGAACCAATATGCGCCCTGTCCAAGTGTCGCGTTATCCTGATTCGCTGTTGGTGGGCAGGGCTAAGGATGCGGGTTGGATTCTTTCGGGGGGTTTCTTCAGGTGACTTTTTCCGCTATAATCAAGGTGTACTTTCAAGGAGAAAACCATGTACACCAAAGAAGAAGCAATCCAACGTAAACGTGATCGAGACAATGCGGCATACAGAGCAAAGGTTGGGCGAGAGGTAGGGAATGCTGGGAGACCAGCAAACACACCAGAAGTGTTATGGAGTAAGGTTAACAAGAAAGGTGAAGATGATTGCTGGAATTGGTTGGGATACAAGAATAAAGAGGGATATGGTCGCACGTGGATCAATGATCACGGCTACTATGCCCATCGTGTTATTTTTAATCTTGCATTTCCAAACACAATTACTCTCAATGCGCCACAAAGCACTGACGATTTTGGTTTTCTTTTACACACTTGCGATAACCCATCTTGTTGCAATCCAAAACATTTGTTTGTTGGCACTCATGCCGACAATATGGCTGACAAAGTTGCTAAAGGAAGAAGTCCTGACTTTAGCGGTGACAAAGGTCCAAGGGCAAAATTAAGCATGACACAAGCAAGAGAAGCCAGACAATTACGCAAAGAAGGCATTTCCACAAAGGAATTGGCCAAGCGTTTTGGTATCAGCTTGCCAAGCATGAAAACTTTGCTGGCCGGCAAATCGTATAAGGACTAGATATGCCTGATTTTGGTTTTGTTGGCCCAAGTTACGAAGCGCCAAGCATTTATCAGGACGCACAGGAGTGTATTAACTTCCGCCCTGAGATTGATGTGTTGAAGCAACCCGGCGACCGCGGCGTGGTGGCGCTGTATCCGACACCGGGGCTGACCGCCAAAGTTGTCCTAAACAACGCTGAAGTTCGCGGTATGCGTACTGTCTCAGGCGGCGCACAAATGGTCGCTGTCTGTGGTGCGTATGTGTATGTGATGACCTCTAACCTGACTCCCACAATTGTCGGGTATTTAAACACCTCCACAGGTCGGGTTGGCATCACTGATAACGGTCAGAACGTCTACATTGTGGACGGGGCTTATCGCTACACATGGCGCATTTCTTCACCCTCCTCAGTGACTTTTACGGGGTCAATGTCAGGTACAACCCTGACTGTGACTGCTGTGACTTCTGGCACTTTGGCGGTTGGACAACAGATTTTTGGGTTAGGTATAGCTAACTCCACCGTGATAACTGCCTTTGGTACGGGTTCTGGTGGAATTGGTACTTATACCCTGAGCACTTCTCAGACAGTGGCAAGTGAATCCATGTCTGGTGCATCGGCTGGCGCTATCGTTACAGCCACCATTGGCGGCACTTTAACTGGCGTGAGTATCACAGGTTTAGCAGGACAGTTTTCATGCAGTGCCGCGCCTTTTACGTTAGCTATTGGTCAATCTCTAACCATCAGTGGCACATTTGGTGGTACAGGGTCGATTACTGGATATACCAATCCAACGACTTATTACATCATTGCCACAAACGGATCAACCACCTTTACGCTATCTGCTACATCTGGTGGCACAGCAATCACCACGACTGTTGGAACGCCCACAGGTTTGACATACAAATATGCGCCAACCACATTGAACGTAACTGCGGTGAGTTCTGGCACACTTTATTTGGGTCAAACCATCCAAGGTGCTGGTATTTCAGCTAATACCATGATTACAGCCCTTGGCACGGGTACAGGTTCAACAGGCACATACACGGTCAGTAATTCACAGAATATCAGTTCTGAGACCATGTATGCATTGAATTTCACCCAAATTCCAAGCACAGATGGCGCATTTTCAGGTGGCAACACAGTCGATATTGTTGACAATTATTTTATTTATAACCGCCCCAATACACAGCAATATGGTGCTTCTGATGCATTAAGTCCTGTTTCACAGGCTTTGTCATTTGCATCTAAGGATGGTGCGCCTGATAACTTAGTGTCTTTGATTGTTGACCATCGAGAGATTTATTTGATGGGTGAGGCATCGTCAGAGGTTTGGGTAGATGTGGGGACAACGCCGTTCCCGTTTCAGAGGATCCCCGGCACATCGACCCAGCACGGCATTGCCGCAGTCTTTTCCATTTCTAGGGTAGGAAACTCCTTTGCTTATGTATCGCGCAACATTCGCGGTCAAGGGCAAATCATGATGATGAATGGCTACATTCCTCAGCGTATCTCCACCCACGCCGTGGAAAATACTCTTGTAAATCAAAACATTGACGATGCCATATCTTGGACTTATCAGTTAGAGGGACATGAATGTTATGTCGTGACATTCCCATCGATTAACTTAACATGGGTCTACGATGCCACCACAACCATGTGGCACAAATGGCTTTATGTGAACAACAGTAACCAGTACAGCCGCCACAGGGGGAACTGTTCTGCTGTGTTTCAGGGAATGGTTTTGTGTGGGGATTATGAAAATGGCAGGATTTACGAGTTAGACCCTGACAACTACACAGATGATGGGCAGATGATTCGCCGTTTACGCAGAGCGCCACACCTGACAGCGGACTTGCAAAGGCAGTATTTTGATGAGTTGCAATTGCAGTTTCAGCCCGGTGTCGGGACGACAGGCTTGTCAGTCACTTTCCCTACCTTTTACCTGACAGACCCCTATATCATTTCTGCTGATGGGTATTTGGTAATCGGGCCAACAGATGTAAATATTATTGGAAATGGGTCTAAAATAAACCCCATAGATACGACAACTTATCCACAGGCAATGTTACGCTGGTCTAACGATGGCGGTTCAACATGGTCGCGTGAATACTGGGTCACAATCGGACAAATTGGCAAATACAAAAATCGTGCAATTTGGAGGCGTTTGGGCATGGCTAGGGATCGTATTTTTGAGGTTGTGGTAACTGACCCAGTTAAGGCGGTCATTGTGTCTGCGAACCTCAAAGGAAGCACAGGCGACAACTGATGTCAAACATTTACAGCACAAGCCAAACCAATCCTTACCCGCAAGCTGAGTTCTTGGATGGGCAAACCAAACGCCCAACAAGGGCATGGCAACAGTTCTTTTTGAATCTGCTTAACTTTTCGAGTGCGTCTACGGCCACCGCAGGGTCAGCAACTTTGCCAGCAAATCCTGTGGGATTCATCAATGTGACAGTGAACGGAAAACCTTATAAAGTGCCTTATTACAACCCATGAATGAACCTAAGATTATTCATCATTTTTCTGATGGCTTGTATGCCAAGGAAACGCATATTGCGGCTGGCGAGACGCTAGTACAGCATATGCATGAATATTCTCATCTGTCTATTTTGGCAAAAGGTAGCGTTATTGTGGCTAATGCTGGTGAAAATCAAATCATTGAAGCGCCAGCCTGCATTGAGATTAAAGCGGGTATGTATCACGGCGTAAAAGCCTTGACCGATGTTGTTTGGTATTGCATTCACTCTACTGACGAAAAAGACCCGTCAAAAGTGGATCAAGTTTTGATTAAAGGGGATTGATATGCCGTGGATAGCAGGTGCAATACTTGGAGGGTCAGCAATTAGCGCATTTGGCGCTAATAAAGGTGCAAAGACCCAAGCTGATGCAATGCGTGAATCTGCTCAATTGCAAAAGCAGATGTTTGACATTCAGAATGCACAACAAGCGCCATATAGGGAAGCTGGGTATTCTGCATTGTCAGACATAGGTGGAATGAAACCTTATTTGACCCAACAATTTGGGCCAGAACAGTTTGCGGCTGGCATGGATCCCGGCTACGCATTTCGCCTCCAACAAGGTCAACGTGCCTTACAAGGTCAGGCTAATGTGGGAGGTGGATTGATTGGTGGAAATGCTTTAAGGGGTATGCAAGACTACACCCAAGGTCAAGCCAGTCAAGAATATGGAAATGCCTTTAATCGTTTTCAAACACAGCGTAGCAATATTTACAACTCATTAGCTTCTATTGCAGGACTTGGACAGACATCACTTGGCCAAACAGGTCAACAATCAGCACAAGCGGGTCAAGGTGTAGGAAACGCAATAGCAGGTGCAGGAACAGCCCTTGGCGCTGGTCAAGTCGGCGTGGCTAATGCTTTGGCTGGCGGCGCACAAACACTTGGCAATCAACAATATTTGTCTAACTTGTTAGGGCAAAGAAATCCATTGGCGTCCCCAACAAGTGGCAGTAATTTTATGAATGCCTACAATGCAATCGGAAATGCGCCTGCTGGTGCGGCTGGTTATAACATCAGCCCATCAGCCTATTCTGGTTACTACGGTCAACCATAAGGAATAAATCATGGCAGATTTCGCACCAGTAGCCGCACAAGCTAGACCACCTCAACAGATGACCTTGGGTGAAATGGTCAACATGGCCAATGCTGTTCAGCAATATCAGCAAAGAGCCGCTACCAATCCTTTGGAACTTGAAAAACAAAAGTATTTGACACAAACTGCTGGTCAAGAAGCCAGATCAGGAGAAATTGGTTTAGGGAAAACAGAACAAGAAAACCAAGAACGTTTGGCATTACAGGAATTTAATTCAAATCCTGATAATTTCATGACCAATGGCAGAATTGATCTGAAAAAAGCATACAACGCAATTCCAAGAATTGCCCCTTTAACTGGGGGTGCTGTTTTAGATAAATTGACATCTTTGGCTAATGCACAAACTGGTGTACAAGAATCAAAACAAAAATTAACACAGAAACAACGTGAAATAATTTCTGATCGAATGGCTGTTTTGGGTAGATTAGGCATTCAAGACCCTCAAAGCTATAAAAACGAATTGCAAATTTTGCAAAAAGTTAATCCAGACAATCCTGAATTGCATGAGTTAATTTCGCATTACACATCATTGTTTGACAACATTCCAGCAGGCGATTATGTTGCTCAAGGTGCTGTTAGAGAAGCACAATCTTTGTTGTCGCCAGAACAACAAGAAGCCGCATTCGCAACAAAAGTCGCAAATGTAGACACAGGCCCTGAGGTAGTTCAACAAGCCATTACGCCATCAATTGGCGGAGAAGCACCCAAAATACAGCCATTGGGAACTATCAGAAAAGGCACAGCGCCAATGGTAACTACTGCGCCAACAGAAACTGGGGCGACTAAGTTCATGGTGTACCCCGGTGCGCCTGCCGCTGGTGGTCAAACAGCCCCTGCACAACCAGCCACACAACCCGCCACACAACCTGCGGCAAAACCTGTGGTCAAGCCTGCACCTACTGATGTCGTCAAACAGTTTGAAAAACAAGGTGGCATTCAACGAGCACCAGACGAAACTTTTGATGCATACAAAGAACGTGTGGGCAGATTGAGCAAATTGCCAACTTTTGCCTCCAACGCAATGAGTTTGGGTAATCCTGAGTCAGTGCCTAATGTGTTAAGCACTAACGACAAGATTCTTAAATTGCTTGATGATAAAGATGTCAATGTTGGTAAGGTTTCCAATTTTATTGCTGGTAAAACAGCAGGCATTACATTGAATCCTAAAGAACAGACCATCCAAAAATATTTGGAACAACGTGCAAGACAAGTTTCAACAAGGTCAAACCAAGACCAAGAGTCAGTTCGTGCGGCTTATGGTAATTTTGGCAATGACAAAGACACATTAAGAAACATCATTTATAACGATAAAGGTATTTTGTCTGCTGAGTCTTTGTATAACCAAGGCGTTTTGAATGCCAGAGGAAACCCAAGCAAACCTAACCTTGCCGCTATCGCAGACTTTGAAGCGAAATTCAGCAATCTAACCAAAGACCCTGATGTCATGCATCTGATTGGGCTGTTTGGCAATAAATCAATGAGTCAATTGTCAGAATCAGATAAAAAGCAATTCAAACGATATTTCAAAGGCAAAGATTTAGAAAATCTTTTCAAGCAAAAGGAAGCCGTTGAAAAACTTTCAAAGGGTGAGCAATGACACCTGAAAAACCAATTACATATGAAGATATAAAGCATTTGGTTGAAGATCAGGGGGGATCAAGGCCAATTGATTTGCAAGCCGCCCAAAATTTGATGCAAGGTATGTCAGGCGATGCAGAGGGAGAAGGCATTTCTTGGCAAGATGTACCTTTAACAGCATTAAAAAATGTTCCACAAAGCGCCATTAATTTGGGTAAAGGTATGTATCAGGCAGTCACCAATCCATTGGAGACAGCAACCAGTGTCATGGATTTGATGGCTGGTGGTTTGCATAACATCACCCCAAAACACATTGCAAATTACATTGATGCCTTAGATGCACACCCAGAAGCAATTGACAGGGCAGTAAAGACTGCAAATGCAGTGGGTCAGTTTTACAAAGAACGCTATGGAAGCTCTCAGGGATTCAAAGAAGCTTTAGCATATGACCCTGTTGGTGTTGCTAGTGACTTGTCAACAGTGTTTTCTGGCGGTGCTGGACTGGCTGGCAAAGCTGGTATGCCAAGTGTAGCCACGGGTCTAAGGACTGCCTCAGAATATACAAGCCCCATAGGTTTGACACTCAAAGCTGGCGAAAAGGTAATTCCGCCTATTCTTGGTAGTACCACAGGCACAGGAACAGAGAACATTAAACGTGCCGCAAAAGCTGGTTATGAGGGCGATCAAAGTTTTGCTCAAAATTTGCGTGGTGAAGTTCCCATATCTAATGTTTTAGATAACGCAAAACATAATTTGAATGTAATGCGTCAAAACCGTTCCAATGCTTATAAGTCTGGAATGGTAGATGTAAGCAATGACCAAACTGTTTTAGATTTCAAAGCAATTGACCAAGCACTTGCTGATGCAAAAGCAGAAACAACTTTTAAAGGTCAAATTAAAAATCCAGAAGCCTATAAACACATTGAAAACATAGAAAAAACTGTCAATGATTGGAAAAAATTAAATCCTGCTGACTATCACACGCCAGAAGGTTTAGATGCTTTAAAACAGCAAATTGGTGCTTTAAATGAACAAATACCCTACACCCAAGAAAATGCAAGCAGGGTAGGCGGAAAAATTTACAACTCCGTCAAAGGCACAATTGCAGACCAAGCGCCTACTTATGCAAATGTGATGTCTGACTATACCGAAGCATCTGAAACATTGAAAGAAATTGAAAAGGCTTTGTCGCTGAACAATCGAGCATCTGCTGATACAGCCATCAGAAAACTTCAAAGTCTGACACGCAACAATGTAAACACCAATTATGGTAATCGTTTGTCATTGGCTCAACAATTGGAAGCAGAGGGTGGCAAGCCATTTTTGAATGCATTGTCTGGTCAGGCATTGAGTTCACCAACAGCACGAGGATTAGCTGGAGGTGTGGAGACTGCAACAGGAATAGCCAGTTTTACAAACCCTGCGTTCTTGTTTGCGTTGCCTTTGCAAACACCTAGATTGGTTGGCGAAAGCGCATATGCTTTGGGTAAAGTGGCTAGACAAGCAAAAAATTTAGGCTTAACTGTACCCACAGGAACAGCATTGTCTAATATTGTTTCTGCCACGCAAAAGAGTCAAAATGCTGAAGAAGAACCGCAGAAATTTGAGTTGCGCGGCATGGCCCCACAATTTAAATAAACAAGGAAACGACAATGGCTTACCTACTTGCCCCAATTGGTAATGGATTTCAATTTTTTACCACTACTGGACTGCCTTTGAATGGTGGGTATATCTATACCTACCAAGCTGGTTCTAGTACGCCTTTGGCAACCTACACTGATTCATCAGGTTCTATTCAAAATACCAATCCCATTCAATTGGGTACAGATGGCCGGCCACCTAATGAAATTTGGTTGAACTCTGGTTATTCATACAAGTTTGTTTTGTCAGATTCCTCCAATTCTGTTATCCAAACCTATGACAATCTTTACGGCATTCCCTCAAGCATTGCATCGGCGACTGCTGTTCCCTCTGGTGGAATTATTGCGTGGTCTGGTTCAATTGGGTCAATTCCATCTGGTTATGTGTTGTGTAATGGTTCAAATGGCACACCTGATCTAAGAGATAGATTTATTGTGGGTGCTGGTACAACTTACTCTGTTGGAAATACAGGTGGATTCACTTCATCTGTATCAAGCCCAAGCGGTACAAACTTGCCTTTGTACTATTCATTAGCCTACATCATGAAAACCTAATCATGGAAATTGATCCCGTCAAATATGGAGTGCTTTGGCAAAAAGTTGAATCTTTGGAAGCCAAGATAGATAAACTTGAAAACAGTATGGATAAACTGTTAGAGTTAGCCAATCAATCCAAAGGGGGCTTTTGGATGGGGATGGCTATTGTCTCAGCGTTGTCTAGCTTGATTGGTTACGCAACAAATTGGTTACATAAGGGGTAAGAAATTGATCCAATCACTCTTATTGCAATGGCAAGCACGGCTGTTGGCTACATTAAGCAAGGTTGTGCTCTTTATAAAGAATACAAAGCAACAGGCGCAGAAGTGGTTGATGTCGTGCAAGACATCAGTAGTCACTTGGGCAAATTCTTTACTGCACAGGAAACCTTAACCAAGGTTGTCAAAGAAGAAGAAAAAAAACCCAAAACTGCGTCATTGAATCAGCAAGCCCTTGACAGGGTATTGGCTCAGAGAAGAATGGCGCAGATGGAGGTAGAGTTAAGAGAAACGCTGATATATCAAAGCCCGCCTGAATTGGGCGCGATATACACAGATTTCATTGAAATGAGAAAGGTCATACAGGCAGAACAGGAACAAACAGAACTAGAGCAGATGCATCGTGAAAGACTTAAATCATGGCAACGAAAACAAATGATAAGCGCATTACAAGACAAGGCACTGCTACTGGTCGCAACAATAATAGTTATCCTCTACCTGTATCTAATGGCTTACCTCCTGATTCTAGACAGGAAAATCCGTTGGGGTTTTTGATTGGGTTGGTTGTCATGTGTTTTGTGTTCATTATTCTTTTGCCGATGATGGCGATGATGTACCTTGACATTTTGCAAGCAAAGCATGAGACTGAGCATCAACAACAACAGATTCAAAAGTTAATCAACGAAAAAAAGGAGAAGTGATGGACTGGCTAAAACAAATTGCACCTACCATTGCGACTGCGTTAGGCGGCCCACTGGCAGGCTTGGCGGTTGATGCAATCTCTAAAGCTGTTGGCATTGACCCCAAAGACGTTAATAAAACCATTGCCGAGGGCAAGTTAACTGCTGACCAGATCGCACAGATCAAGACTGCTGAATTAGCGATGGCGGCAAGGGCGCAAGAGATGGGGTTGGACTTTGAAAAGATTGCTGTGGATGACCGCAAGTCAGCTAGACAGATGCAGTCGACTACGCAGTCTTGGATACCCGGCATCATGGCCATTGCCGTCACCATCGGATTCTTCGGCATCCTGATTGGCTTGATGACAGACCATTTCAAAACATCTGATGCGCTGATGTTGATGTTAGGATCACTTGGCACTGCATGGACAGGCATCATTGCCTTTTATTTTGGTTCGTCTGCTGGTAGCCAGAAAAAAGATGAGCTACTGCACCAATCCACCCCACTGAAGTGACTTTCTTTATTCCACTTTTGTACATCTGCATGGAAATGCAGTGTGGGTTTTTTCAAGGGCAAAATTACACCACTGATGAACAAAAGTGTTTACAAGAAGTCAGAGACAGGATAGCTGAATATTCCTCAAAGGATGTGCAAGTTATAGGAATATGCGTGGATTTAAAGATTGACAAAAAAGACTTTTTTAAAAGACAACCAGCATGAACTTATCAGAACATTTCACACTTGAAGAATTAACTTTCACAGACCATCGTGAATTTGACAATACGCCTAATGATGAGGAATTGGCCAATCTGATACGTCTGGCTTTCTTTTTGGAAGATGTAAAGAAACTTCTAGGTAACAAACCCATTATCGTGAACAGCGCATTTCGCAGTGCAGAGGTTAACCGCGCTGTGGGGTCAAGTGACAAATCACAACATCGGCGTGGGTGCGCCTGCGATTTTCGTGTGCCAGACATGACACCTGATGAGGTGGTGAGCGCAATCGTTAATTCTGATTTGCCTTATGACCAGTGCATCAGAGAGTTTGATCGTTGGACTCATGTATCGATTCCCAATGAGGAAAATCTTAAACCAAGGTTGATGTCATTAATCATTGACAAAGCTGGAACAAGGGTTTACGCGTAAATCTTATTGTCATAATTTTGTGACTTAATACGCCAAACTTTGGCGGTGCTATGACTAAAATCACGGATAAAGAATTTCTTGAACTGTGGGAAACACATAAGTCGCCCACTGAAATCCAAAAAATTACAGACATGAGTTTGCGTGGCATTAACCGCAGACGCAGAGCAATTGAAATCAGGCATGGTGTGTCTCTTGAAGTCAAAGAACCATTGCTGAATGTTTCAAAAAAAGCCAATCCTGCTAGAAAAGAATTGGGAATGCTCAATGGAATTGTGATTGTGTTTAGCGATGCACATTTCTGGCCAAGCATCACTACAACAGCCTACAAAGGGCTTTTATGGGCGATTAAAGAGCTTCAGCCCAAGGCGGTGATAGCTAACGGCGATATATTCGACGGGGCATCAATTAGCCGTTATCCGCGCATTGGGTGGGACTCCACGCCATCTGTTATCCAAGAACTGAAAGCCTGCGAAATTGCTTTGGGCGAGATTGAGGATGTCGCAAAGAAAGCCAGAAGCAATGTGCAACTGGTGTGGACTTTGGGCAACCACGACGCACGATTTGAAAACCGCCTTGCCTGCAATGCGCCGCAGTATGAGTTTGTCAAAGGGTTTAGCTTAAAAGACCATTTCCCTGCTTGGCATCCATGTTGGTCATGTTGGCCTACTGAGGACACAATTGTCAAGCACCGTTGGAAGGGTGGAATTCACGCTACCCATAACAACACTTTGAATAGCGGGGTAAATATTTGTACTGGGCATCTACACAGCCTTAAAGTCACGCCATTTGACGATTACAACGGCACAAGGTTTGGGGTGGACACAGGGACATTGGCAGAGCCATCAGGCCCACAGTTTGAGAATTATTTGGAGTTGTCGCCCACCAACTGGCGGTCTGGTTTTGCAGTGCTGACATTCCATGATGGAAATCTTTTATGGCCAGAACTTGTACACGCACGGGCAGAAAACATGGTGGATTTCAGAGGCAAGCTATATAAGGTGTAAAAAAAGGGAGTCCGTAGACCCCCTTAAAGACAACTGCGTGGGTATGATAACACCCATTTTAGGTATTAACCCACCAGTTCCCAAACTAAGCCGTCTTCGTCTTCAACGACATCGCCAACTTCGAGTTCGGCTTCTTCGTCTTCTTCTTCGTCTTCGTCTTCATAGTCTTCATCTTCAATGCTGACTGCTTCATACTCAACGCACCAGCCATGTTCTTGTTGAAACTCAATGAATTCCTGAATGATTTGGACTTTTTCGAAGTCATCGCACTCAATCATGACTTTTTGGTTTTCGTCAAAAGACCAGTCGCTGATGTTGATTTCAAGTTTGTACATTACGAACCCCTTAAAAAAATTTGGCACAATTGCCAAGGAAAATGGTATGCTTGAAATATGACAAATCAGGAGTAGTCATGGCAACAAATTTCAAAATCACCAAAGGCGAATGCAAAACGCATGAGTCTAAAGATTACGTTGTGGAACGCGAGTATAAGAAAGAAGCTCGCAAAGTCGCTGAGTTAGAAAAAGAGCTTAAGAAGCACGAAAAGACTGACATGGCACACGCCCATCCACCGCGGTCGCATGAGGCCAATCAAAAAGAAGCACCTCTGCCTAACATGAGAAAATACTAGGCACTGGCACATCAGCAGGCCATTCGCCTCGTTCCACAAGTAAATTAACTGTGCTCTCGTGGGCGGCTTGCCACAAAGCTTGCCGTTCTTCTTTGCTAAGTTCTGAACCTTGGTCTATGTCGTAATGACATCTCAGGCAAAGCGCCGCCACAAGGTTATCATCTGCCTTAATTCCCCTGCCCTTGCCGCCACCCCAGTTTGTGTGCGCGGCTTGGACCATGTGACCTGACCCGCAGGATTGGCAGTCAAGGCTGGCAACCAGTTTCAATAATTTTTTGCTTCTGACGTATTGGTGTTTTTGAAACAACGATGGTCTCCAAAGTGGTAAATCTGTGCTGATTGGCACATTCAAGCCGGCGGCGGCGGCTGTTGCCTGTGCTGGTTCTGGTTTCTTTGACAATAGTCCAAGTCCCGCATTCAGGACATTTCATTGGTGCGACCTGTCTTGCATCCTGTTTGTGGCTTCGCGTGTCCGCCAGACTTCGACCTCAAGTCGATAGCTTTCCAACTCCCAACGCAAGGTTTCCTCTTTTTCCACCGCCTCTGCCAAACCCTTAATTAAGGTCTGATATTCAGGGCTAGAATAAGCCTCGCGTTCTTGGTGGCTGGCGGCATCAATCCCATTAATCAGGGCATTGCGCATCAGCAAGGCTTTTTTGGATTTGCGAAATTCCTCAAGGTAAACCCGCTGGGCTTTGGCTTCGCCATATAGTGGCGCTCTATCCCTGATGGCTTGGGTGGCTTCTTCTGGTTTCATTTAATCTCCACAAAAACAAGCAATTGATTCATCATCTGATCCAAACATATCTGTCTGGTCAGACGCAAACTGAATCATGGAAGCATAAGATGGGCGATCAGAACGAAATACCGCCCCGCTTGGCTTGGATGCCAATGCCAATGCCAATGCCTCCATTTTTGCCCACCAAATTCCACGTTCTGGTTTCTCCGCAATTAGGGATAACACTTGTGAACCACCTTTTAGAAAACATAAATCACAATTGCCGTGATATGTCACACCATTAATGTTTGGCAATTCCAAATCAAATGTTTGATTGCGCCAAAATTCTCCAACTGTTTCCTTAGTCACGCCAGCAGTAACAAGAGGAATTCTTGATTTGTCGGCAATTTTTGCGGCACGGCGTTGTTCATCTGCTCGCATACCAACCCAATCCATTTGTTCATTATGATCCCATCCAAGTGATTTAAGGTATTTGTGAATAGTGCGAATTTTCAATTCTGATGTACAAAATCTAGTCACAGGATTCGGCAAATATTGTCTTTTTCTTATTAGCGCTTCAAATGGTTCACCATTTCTACTGGCGGTTTCAAATGTTACACGTTCAAAAGCTGGGTCGGCATCACGAAATTCAAGCCAATGTATTTCAACATTCCAATTATCAGAACAGGCTTGGACAAATCTCAAAGTTGCCTCATCTTCTTTGCCAGTGTTGGCAAAACAAACAATTGCATCGTCTGGCAGTTGCCCCCCCCCGCACTCTAATACTTTATATAACATATATGCGCTGGTCCTGCCGCCACTAAAACTGATGCACGTTGGTTCAGTTATTTTGTATGGATTCACTTTAATACCCCAATCATCCTAAGAGCCGCGTCAGGGCTGTCAATCCTTGCCAGCGTACCTCCAGACCAATTCTCAAAAAAAGTCCGTTGTAGGGCTGTTAAAGGGGCTTTGCTGTCCCGTTTGATCTCCACAAGAAAGGTATGCCCCGCATATCCCACCAAAAGGTCAACAGGTAACTTTAAATCCCACACATAAGCGCCAGCCGCCCTTAAAGCAACGACTATCTGGTCTTTGTTTGCGTCAGTTCTAGCGGCGTATCTCATCGTTCATTCTTTGTCTAAGTTCATCAACGGCGGGTTGTCCACGCCTTTTCACTAAGTCGGATAAGGTTCTCTGCCACCATGCTGATGCTTCTGACTGACCCTCCTCCTTGGCCATCTTCTTGAACCGCTTGATCCAGTACCTCGCCTCCGTCTGGCGTAAGGTCTCCTGTATCTCTAAGCGCTTGGTCAATGGCAGATTGGCTAAATTGTTCCCCGTCTTTGTGTCGATCAAGGATTGAATTGGCGATTTTTCTGTGTTCATTGTTCATATTGCTTTTTCAATTCAGCAAGTTTACGTTTTGCTTCTGCCACAACTTCAGGCGAAACAGGCGTAGGGTTGTAAGTAATTTGCGGTTCATCGCGTGGGATAGCTGGTCCAGCGTTGCAAAAGTCCCTGAACTTGATGGCGCTTGGCACAAACTCTCCATTTAAACGGTCAATGGCGTAATCCAAACTGGGCTGATGGGTCAGGAAGTTACCAAGCTGGCGTTTCCATTCTTGGCGTATTAGGTTGGGGTCAATGCCATCCCAATGGCGGGTAAATGCCGCACCAAATATGGCACTCATTCTGGCAAAGATGTAATCCAAGCCATCATCAGGATTCAATAAATTTGACATGGTTGCCACCTCCCAAAAGACCGCGTGTTAAGCCAGACATGACCGATTGATTCATTTGCCCTGTTTTGGTTAAGTTGGTGTGCTTTTCTGCAACCCAGTCAGCCTTAAAGCCACGCCAACCCCGTGCGGCACATTCTGCCAATGCTTGTTCAAGTGTCCAGCCTGCTTTGGTAGCTTCGCGCTGGATTGACTTAATCACGGTTTCAGTGATGACTGCTCTGCTGGCTTTTCGTTGGGCAACAAATGATTCCCAAACATCTGATGACACGCCATCGGGCGCTTGTATTCTTATTGGTTTATGGTTATTGGTTATTGGTTCTTGGTTATTGGTTGCTATTGGGGTCGCATTAGGGGGGCTAATAGCCTCCCCATTGCCATCCTTATGCCACCTCTTTGCCGCCCCTTTTTTGCCATCCTCTGAAAACTTGCGATATTTGGCAATTTCCTCGTCAGCACGAGGGTTTACAAAGCCTTTTTCAGTTGAAACAAAGAATTCGTTAAGTACGGTCAAAACCTCTTGTTCGTTGTCGCGCATCCCTATTTGTCTTGCAATATCCCGCTGTTTAATGGGTACTTCATGCAAATAGTAATGGTCAAGAAGTCGGCGAAATGCCAAATCTTCTATCAACGAAAGATGGTGTGTGTGCGATTTGTAGTCGCCAATGTGAAATTGGTAAAAGTGCATTCCCACGCCCCAAAATCCACCCAAAAAAGAAACCTCGGCAGGAGGGGTGGGTTCTCTTTTCGGTGGGATAGCTACCCCCCACCTAGCCGTGTTTCAAACAATGTTACATCAATAGCAATTGGTCTGGCAAGAATTACCGTAACAACAGGTTGTACAGGTCACTGTGCGCCCATTTTGGGAATAAGTGCTGTATGTGCAAGAAGCCCAGACCATTGTGGTGCTGGCGGCCAACCAAAGGGCAAAAAGTGCTTTTTTCATGTTTTCTCCTGTGTAAACCATTCAGGGCGCAAGTCTTTCAACTGGCGTAGGCGTAGTTCAGGCACATTCTTCCACTGGCAAACCGCTGGCTTGGAAATGCCCAAAATCTTGGCAAGTTCACTTTGTGAGCCTGCAAGTTTGATAAGGTCTTGTTTAGTCATGGCTTAATTGTAAGCTAGATTAACAGAAAAGCAACATTAGGGTAAATCCCTAGAAAATAATCTGTCTTAACTGTTGACATGGGGTTAAGTTGGCTTAATAATACACCCATGCCCCAGCACAACGCATAGGGTCTTTTAGGAGGTCACATGACCGATTTCACTTTCTCTCCCACCGATTTCAACGCTACCACTATTCTTGTGGTTGCCAACACCCCAGACGCTAAACAATACCTAGCAGAACGCTACGGTCTTGGTTGCGTTTCTATTGAAATTCGCAAATCTGCCGCACCAGATTTTGCGGATTCTTTTGAGTTCCAAGGCTTGTCTTACGCTTAACTAAACGGGGCGCAAGCCCCTACAAAGGAACAACCATGAAACACATTGAAACCCTACCCTTTAATGATGCTCGCATCATGGTAGACACTGGCTTAGACCACGTTGTCATCATCCATGACGATCTGCTGGAAGAACTTGATTGCTATTTTTGCCCTGTCACGGGCAATTTATGGCACGCCTACCTTGGGCAAGCAGACCTTTACAACGTGCTGTCTGCCGCTGTCATTGACAGTTTAGAACGCGAATACAAAGCGAAATGGGAGGACGACTATGTTTGACATTGAACATTACAAAAAACCCCGTGATTGGGCGCAAATCGCCCTGTGGATCGTATCTGTTGCCGCCATCGTGGTGGTTTTGTTTGACCTTTTTGTTTGGAGACCATAATGCAAAAAATCGCAACCGCACTGGTTAAAGCACAACGAGCCTTTGGGCCAGCCCTAAAGTCTTCTACAAACCCGCATTTCAAGTCACGCTACGCTGACCTTGCCGCCTGCGTGGAGGCAGTTATCTCAGGCTTGAACGACAACGGCATCGCGTTGATTCAGAAGTGCTATGACTGCGACAACGGCGTGATGGTCGAAACCATGTTTGTCCACGAATCTGGCGAGATGCTCGAGTGCGGTGTATTGCACGTTCCTGCCAGCAAACAAGACCCACAGGGCTACGGGTCAGCGTTGACTTATGCCAGACGCTATTCCCTGATGGCCGCCTGTGGTATCGCGCCAGAAGACGATGATGGCAACAGCGCCAGCCGCCGCACCGAGATCAAGTCCACGGTTAACGAAAGCCAAGTGGCTGACCTGATGGCGGCAATGGACGAGACAAACACGTTAGAGGAACTCCAAAAGACCTACAAAGCCGCTTATGCCGCCGCTAATGGCGATCCAGCTTGGCAAAAACAAGTGATTGCGCGTAAGGATGCCAAGAAAACCCAATTGGAGGGCAAATGAACAACCCACCAGCATTCCCAACAAACATACACAATTATGGCGATGGCAAATACGGATCGCAAGGCATGACCTTGCGTGATTACTTTGCGGCACGGGCTATGTCATATTGGCTTTGCATTCCTATTGACCAAGAAAAATTAGAAAAAGTTTCTGTTGAAGCCTACAAAGTGGCAGACGCAATGCTAAAAGCGAGGGAAGAATGAAACACGATATATCCCTGAACACCTTAATCATGGCCAAACAAGCGCTTGAGGGGCTGACCCAATGGCATTTGGAGAGGGCGATTAAAGACACGGCTGAATTTGACCGCACGGCTGATTTGCGGAAAAAAGCCTACAAAGCCATCAGCCAACTGGATTTGGCTTTATTGATTCTTTTACAACAAAAAGTGGAGATTACAGATGCAACAAGGGACTGAAGATTGGTATGCCGCCAGATGCGGCAAGGTAACCGCCAGCAGGGTGGCAGACATCATTGCCAAAACCAAATCAGGTTACAGCACCAGCAGGGACAACTACCTTGCCCAACTGGTTTGCGAGCGCATGACCAAAAAACCTGCTGAATCATTTTCAAATGCCGCCATGCAGTGGGGGACTGACCAAGAACCTTTTGCCAGAGCCGCTTACGAGTCCGTCAAGGATGTTTTGGTGGAAGAAGTGGGGTTTGTAGCTCATCCCACAATTGCAGGCGCTGGTGCGTCTCCTGATGGCTTGGTGGGGGATTTGGGATTGGTGGAGATCAAGTGTCCCAATACGCACACACATATTCAGACTTTGTTAGATCAAAAAGTGCCTGAAAAGTACAACACGCAAATGCAATGGCAGATGGCCTGCACTCAGCGCCAATGGTGTGACTTTGTAAGTTTTGATCCAAGGATGGACGAGGGCTTGCAACTGTTCATTAAGAGGGTGGAATTTCACCCACTTTATGTCCAAAACCTTGAAAAAGAAGTCATTGAGTTCTTGGCAGAGGTAGACCAGAAAATTTCCCAATTAAACAAACTCAGGAGTTAAGATGAAAAAGATTAAAAACATCACCGTGGTAACTGGCGTTTACACAAATAAAGACGGTCAAGAAAAGAAACGCTACATGACCATTGGCAGTTTATTTGAGGACAATGGAAATCTGAAGATTAAATTTGACGCAATGCCACTGGCAGAAGGGGGTTGGAATGGATGGGCAAACTGCTATGACTTGGAGGAAAAGACAAATTCAAAGGGTCGATTTGATGATGCGCCTTTTTGAGCGAGCACGGGCGCTAGACCCCGTGACAAGCCATGCCGCGGCAGACCAAGCCAAGGATTTAGCCAAACAGCACTTTGACAAAATTTTGGACTGCCTGCAAAAGTATGGGGCGCATGGTAAGGATGGCATCGCTGAGTTAACTGGGTTGGATGGAAACCAAGTGGCTAGGCGCTTGCCTGAACTGCAAAAGTTGGGGCTGGTGGAATTGACAGGCGACACCACCAGATCAAAATCAGGCAGATCAGAGCGCAGATGGCGGTTTGTGCCGACGCAAAAGAAATTGATATGAATGAATTTAATGAAACTGAGCGCGAGAGCAAAGCCAAACAGGAAGCTGTTAAACAGCAACTAGATCGTTTGGAAAATGATGTGGCACAACTCAAAGCCAAAACACAAAAGGAGTTTTATAACGAACTCAGAAATAACGTGATTGATGAAGTGGCAGACATGATTCAAAACATGGGCGCATTTGGCAAAGACACAACCCATAGCTTTGCGCTATATATCAGGGCGATGAAAAAATGAGTTTCAGAGAATCAACCGTTAAATATGTCAAAGAATTGATGCGAGCAAAAACCATCCATGAGGTTATTGCTTATGAACTGCGAGAAGCACACCTACGCAAGTTGGAAGCTGAGACTGCGGCTGAGTATGCGTATGCGGCTATCCAATACAACGAACGGCGCATAGCTCGTTTAACGGCACGGCTGACTGAACACACGGAGGAAGGGGACTACGCATGACACAAGATGAAATGATTGATTTGGCTAAACAAGCTGGTTGGCAATACGCACATGGCGAAAGCGGCTTTGAACCATTGTGGAACTTTGCCAAACTGGTAGCCGCCAAAGAACGTGAAGCCGCAATCAAAATCATCAAAGAAACATCATTCAGCAATTGGTTTCAAGCTGATGTGATTGAAGCCATCAAAGCCAGAGGTTGCAAGCATGATTGAAGTATTGAAACAGGCGCTTGAGGCGTTTGAAATAGCCGCAGAAGGTGGCGGTGTTAACTTTCACGCATACACCGAAGAACTCCGCCAAGCCATTGCAGAGTTTGATTCGCATACTTTGTATCGTGAGGGTTATGTAAATGGATATGCGTTTGGTGAAGCGGCAGGTAAGCGCCAAGCCATTGCAAATTTGGAAAGCCAAGAGCCTGTGGCGTGGCTGTTGACTGACAAAAACATAAATTCGCTTGAAGTAGATTCCATTCAACGCATAATTGACCGTTTAAAACACGCACATCACACAGACCTATGCGTCAGGATTAACGGGCAAGATGAGTGGTTTCAGGCTGATTGGTTAAAACACATGGTTAGAGCCATTCCACCACAGCGCACAGAGCAAGAACTTGTGCAGGTTTCCCCACTTGAGTTTGTTGAAATGGTCATGGAAAAAGAACACCTGATTGGCAAACCTATATTTTGGGCTGAATGGCCTAACAAGGAGAAGAACACATGATTGACCGTTTAATTCTTGGGGTGGTGTTAAGCACAATTGGGTATCATGGGTTGCATTTAGACCCACCGCCGCCACTGACACTTAAACAAAAAGCAAAGCAAAAATCCATTAGCCGTGTCTGCGACAAGCCTAGAAAAAGCAAAACTGTTAAGGAGTTATGTGAAAAATGGGAGAAGCACTGATGACTATATTTGTTCTTTTGTTTGGGGCAATCTTGGGGTTTATTGCCTTAGTTGGAGTGTTTTTGGCGATTGAATTCCTGCAAAAAACCGATTGACAAATCAGAATTTCATATAAAATGGAAACTCCATTAACCTTGCAAGGAAACGAAAATGGGCTATTACGGCAAAGAAGTTGCACCCAAGGGCGCAAAAAGCAGTGACCGCACAGGCGAGAAAATGATTACCGCCAGCAAAGTCGACAAAGAAGGCATGGGTGTGCCATCCACCACAGGCGCAACCCCACCCAAGGGTGCATTGTCTAGCGACACATCTGGCGAGCGCAAAGCCCCGATTCGTGGCGGTGTGGGCATGGGTAAGGCTGATGGCATGGGAATGCGTGAAGCCAGCCACATGGGTATGCATGATGGTCGCAAAGGCGAGATGAAAGGTCACATGGGCGAGAAAGTCGTCTATGAGCACAAGCGCATGGCCCACGAGCAAGACGGTATGTAAAAAGCGAAACGCCCAAGGGGAACAGACCCAAGGGCGCTTCTGGCCAAACAACTGAAAGGAGTTGATGTGGTTGACTTGAATTGTAAGTCCTGCAAGTTTTTCAACAATATTGGCGCTTTAGGGCAATGCCGCCGTTACCCTGTCTTTCAAAACAGGCACTTCAACGAGTGGTGTGGCGAATTTACATCAGCATCTGCTGAAATAATCCCTATCAAGCGCCGTGGCAGACCAGCAAAGGAGGCAGACAATGATTCGACCTCTGCGTGACCGTGTTGTGGTTAGACCACAGGTGCGGAACTTATCTGACATAATCTACGTTAACAATAAAGAATCATTTAATGAGGGAACAGTCGTGGCGGTTGGTCCTGATTGTGACCAGACCAAGGTTGGCGACTTCATTAAATACGGGAATGGTGATTACCTGAACTGGCCTGTTCACAGGATTAACGGTCAGGATTACCAAATTATTCAAGAGGCAGACATTTGTGCAGTGGTAGAGGATTTATGAGCAAAGAATTGATCCAGTTAAGAATTCAGGACTTGATGGCAAAAGGCCGCGAGTTGGAACAACAAATCCACCAGATTAATGGTGCATTGCAACAATGCCAGTGGATGCTGGCTGAAATGGAGAAAGACGATGTTAAAGAAGTCGACCAGCCCCAAGGCGTTTAAAGAAAACATCAAGACCGAAATCAAGGCTGGCAAGCCTGTAAAGCAAGCCGTTGCCATCGCATATAGCGAAAAGCGCGAGGCTGAAAAAGCCAAGAAAAAGAAATGAAAGCGCACGACAAGCCAATCCCGCACAAGACCACGGGCAAGGGTAAGACCTACAACCCTACTGAAAAGGGTGCAGGCATGACTGCCAAGGGGCGCGAGGAATACAACAAAAAGAACAATGCAAATCTAAAGCCGCCAGCGCCAAACCCCAAGACCAAGAAAGATGAGGGGCGCAAGGCATCATTTTGTGCGCGGATGGAGGGAGTGGTAAAAAATGCCAAAGGCCCAGCAGAACGAGCCAAAGCGTCATTAAAGAACTGGAATTGCTGATGAAAACAGGACTTTACGCAAACATCCATGCCAAACAAGAGCGCATCAAGCGCGAAAAGGCAGAGGGTAAACCTGTGGAAAGAATGAGGAAAGTGGGAGAAAAGGGCGCACCCACCGCCAAAGCATTCAAGGAGTCGGCTAAGACCGCAAAGAAATGACTGAAGTTACCGAAAAGCGTCCAGTTGGCAGACCAAGCCTGTATGACCCTGCATTCTGCGAAAGGGCGATAGAACTTGGGCGCATCGGTAAATCAATTGAGCAAATAGCCGCAAATCTAGGGGTTTCTACTAGGGTCTTATTCGATTGGAGAGATAAGCACGAGGAATTTCTGCACGCCTTGGAATATGCAAAGGAATTAGAGCTTGATTGGTGGGAAACAATAGGCCAAACGCACATGATTGAGGAGAAAGAAAGCGCCAAGCTGAATGCCTCAATCTGGTCAAGATCAATGGCGGCAAGGTTTCCGAAGAAGTACAGGGAAAGCACAAAGCAGGAGATTACAGGCGCAGAGGGCGCACCGCTATTGCAGGGCATCCAAGTGACATTTGTCAAACCAAGTGAGTGAAGTCAGCAACGCCCAATTCCCTGTCAAGCTGGCGTGTTTATTTGACCCGCCAAAGTCCCGATACCGCGTCTTATATGGTGGGCGAGGTGGCGCTAAGTCTTGGGGAGTAGCTCGAGCACTGCTAATCAAAGCCGCCAAAGAACCTTTGCGAATCCTTTGTGCGCGGGAATTCATGACTTCAATGCGGGATTCTGTCCACAAACTGCTATGCGACCAGATCATCGACCTTAATTTGCAATCGTTCTACGAAATCACCCAAGCCAGCATCCGAGGCAAGAATGGGTCTGAGTTCAGTTTTGTGGGCTTAAAGAACAATGTGGCTAATGTCAAATCCTATGAGGGCGTGGATATTTGTTGGGTGGAAGAAGCTCAAACAGTGACCCGATTAAGCTGGAACGTGCTGATTCCAACCATCCGCAAACCTGACAGCGAGATATGGGTTACCTTTAACCCAGAGCTGGAGACAGACGAAACCTACCAAAGATTTGTAGTCCACAAGCCTGATAACGCGGTGGTGACTAAGGTTAACTGGTCTGATAACCCGTGGTTTCCTGACACCCTGAAGTTGGAGATGGAAAGCCTCAAGTCCCGCGACCCAGAGGCGCACCGTACGGTTTGGGAGGGGTTTTGCAGGCAAACAGTCGATGGGGCTATCTTTGCCAAAGAGGTTCAGTTGGCAGAGCTGGAGAACCGCATTACCCGCGTTCCCTACGATGCCACAAAACCTGTTCATGCGGTGTTTGACCTTGGGTGGGCTGATGCCACAGCCATTTGGTTTGTGCAGTTTATAGGCATGGAAACAAGGTTAATCAGGTACTTGGAAGACAACCAACAGACCATCAGCCATTACCTGTCTGAAATGCAAAAGTTTGGTTATGTGTACGACACGCTGTGGTTGCCACACGATGCCGAGAACAAAACGCTAGCGGCAAATGGGCGGTCGATTGAGGAAATCGTCAGGGCGGCAGGGCATAAGACCAAAATCATTCCCAAAACGCCTGTTGTGGACAGCATAAACGCGGCGCGAACGATATTCAGGTCGTGTTATTTTGATAGTGAAAATTGCTATGATGGTCTACAATGTCTCAGGCACTATCGTTATGAGGTTGATCCAGACACCAAACAATTCAGCAGAACGCCCTTGCACGACCATTATTCACATGGCGCAGATGCGTTCAGGATGCTAGGGTTGATGGTGAATGAACCCAAAGAACGTAGGAAACCAAAACCAATGCCCCTGTACGGTGGCGCAAACAGTTGGATGGGCTAAATGGACGATTACGACCCAATAATTCAAGAGGCGATAGATTTCTTAAAGTTCTGCAATGACGCAGACACGAATAACCGCCAAGAAGCCCTAGAGGACTTGAAGTTTGTCAATGGCGACCAGTGGCCTGTGGAACTGCAAAACAGCCGCAATCTTGAATCCCGCCCTGTTCTGACCATCAATAAGCTCGACACTTATTGCCGTCAAGTCACAAACCAACAGCGCCAGCAACGCCCACGCATCAAAGTCCACGCCACCAACACCCAAGCTGACCAAAAGGTTGCACAGGTCATTTCTGGGGTGATTCGCCACATTGAAGTCAACTCCAACGCTGACCACGCCTATGACAACGGGTTTGACTACGCTGTTCGCATGGGTTGGGGCTACTGGAGGGTGAATACAAAGTACATCCGCGAGGACAGTTTCGACCAAGAAATCATCATCGACCCTGTGGATAACCCGTTCACAGTTTATTGGGATCCAAACTCAATCGCGCCAGATGGTTCAGACGCTGAGAAATGCCTAATAACCACCATGATTCCAAAGGATGTGTTTCGGGCAACGTACCCCGGACTCGATGACGGGACATCGTTTACCCAACGCGGCACAGGCGACAGTCAGTCAGAATGGATTACCAAAGAGGATATTCGCATTGCCGAATACTTTTACACAGTGCGCGAGAAAGCCACCTTGTATCAACTTTCTGATGGCACATCTAGATTTGCTGATGGCAAGGATTTCTTTGAACGCATCGACTTGGCTGGCTTGACGGTCATTGCTGAGCGCCAAAGCTATAAGAAAACCATCAAGTGGAAGAAGATGACCGCGATTGAGGTTATTGAGGAACGCGATTGGCCGGGTCGTTATATCCCTGTCATTCCCTGCTACGGTCGCCATGTGGTCATTGGCAACAAACGCAAGAAATTTGGCATGATCCGCCACGCCAAAGACCCACAGCGGATGTACAACTTCTGGCAAACCAGCTTAACCGAGAGCATTGCCCTTGCACCTAAAGCCAAATGGATCATGGCAGAGGGTCAGGATGAGGGACACGAAAACGAATGGGCGCAGGCCAATATCAAGTCCACAGCCTATTTGCGTTACAAGCAATTGGACATTGATGGTCGCCCTGCACCACCTCCACAGCGCCTGCAACCTGAACCACCACCATCTGGTGTGATGGCCGCGGCTGGCGCAATCAATGAGGATTTGCAGGCCATCATGGGCATTTTTGACCCAAGCCAGATGCCCACAGGCAACATCTCTGGCAAGGCGTTGAATGGTCAGCAACAACAGATTGACCTGACAAACTATGATTATTACGACAATTTAACCCGTTCCATTTCCCACACAGGTAAGGTAATTCTTGACCTGATTCCCAAGATTTATGACTCTGAGCGTGTCATGCGGATCATTGGGGATGATGGAAAGCCTGAACTGATTACGCTGAATGAGCGCAATGCGGTGGGCGAGGTGATGAACGATGTGACGGTGGGTGAATACGATGTGGTGATGGAGACAGGCCCCGGCTACAACTCGAAACGCCAAGAAGCCGTGGATTCCATGCTGGGTATGCTGACCGCTGACCCAACGCTGATGCAGACTGCGGGTGACTTGATCTTTAGGAACATGGACTTCCCCGGCGCGGACATCATCGCAGACCGCTTGGCCACCCTTAACCCGCTGTCTCAGGTCGATGAGAAAAGCCCCATTCCACCGCAAGTCCAAATGCAATTGGCACAAAGCAAAGCGCAAATGGAACAAATGGCACAGCAGTTACAACAACTGCAAATGGTCATCAAACAGCGTCAGGACATCGAGCAAGTTAAGCAAGACAGCGAAACCAAACGTGAATTGTTGCGCCAGACCGCCAAAGCACACAACACTGAGACGATGGCAGAAGTTAAGGTCAATGACCAAAATACCCGTGCAGTGACCAGCCAAAACAAGATGGAAATTGAAGCCATCATGGAATTGCTGTTACATCACATGGACACTGCCAGACTGAACAAGGAAATTGCCAAGCGCGACCGTGAGCAACAAAGCGCTATGCAGTTTGCGGCAACAGACATTGACATGGGTGCAAATCCATTGACACAACAATAATTTGGTGGTAAAAACCACAAAACCTTACTAGTTGGGTCAACTAGGTTAATTCTTGAGGTAACTCATGTCAGAAAAAGAAGCAGGGTCAGTATTGACCAGCGAAAATGCGGCAGATTTTTATGCACAAAGATTAGGTTTAGCTGATCGAAGTGAAGCACCCGAGGCGGTCGTAGAGGAAACTCCAACCGAGCCGAGTGCGGAAGATGACCAGAGTGAACCTGAACAGCAGGAAGAAGCCAAACCCACAGAGGAAAAGAAGCAGAATCCTAAACTTGAGAGGCGTTTTTCAGAGATTACCAAGCAACGCGAGGAAGCCAGAGCAGAAGCAAGGCGAGAACGCGAAGCAAGGGAAGCTCTAGAGGCAAGGATTAAGGCGCTTGAGACACCAAAGCCCACCGTGGTGGAGGAAGACCAAGAGCCGCAACCAAGTCAGTTTCAGGATGCGTTTGAATATGCCAAAGCACTCGCAGAGTACACGGCAGACAAACGAATCGCTGAGATGAAAAAACAAGATGCTGAGGAACGTGCGGCACAAGAGCGTCAAAAGGTCATAGAGACTTGGGCGAACAAAGTGCAACAAGCCAAAGCAAACCTGCCAGATTTTGATGAGGTCGTAGCGTCTAGTGATGTTGTTGTAAATGATGATGTCAGGGATGCAATTCTGGAGAGTGATGTCGGGCCACAGGTCTTGTATCACCTAGCTGAAAACGAAGAACTTGCCAAAAAGATAGCAGGAATGTCGCCAAAAGCGGCGCTGAGAGAGATTGGGAAATTGGAAGAACGGTTAACCGCGAAGCCAATTGCTGAAAATAAGACTGTGGTTAAAAGTAGAGCACCAGCACCGATCAATCCGATTCGTGGTGGGACGACCGCGGCAGATGTACCGATGGGTTCCGATGGGGAATTTCATGGCACTTATGCACAGTGGAAAGCCAGCCGCAGATCAGGAAAGATCAGATAAACCTAATCTTTTTGGAGAAATCAAATGGCAAATCAATTGCTAACCATCTCCAAGATCACCAACGAAGCGTTGATGGTTTTGGAAAACGAATTGACTTTCACATCGGAAGTCGACCGCAACTATGACGACCAATTCGCAGTCGTAGGCGCAAAAATCGGTAACACCGTGAACGTCCGCAGACCCGGTCGTTTTATCGGTACAACTGGCCCTGCCCTGAACGTTGAAGATTTCAACGAAACATCAGTGCCTGTTACCCTGTCCACACAGTTCCACGTTGACACACAGTTCACCACACAAGACTTGGCTTTGTCCTTGGATATGTTCAGTGACCGCGTGTTGAAGCCTGCTGTGGCGGCTATCGCCAACAAGATTGACCGTGATGGTCTGTCAATGGCAACCCTGCAAACCGCGAACATCGTTGGTACTGCTGGCACACCACCCACAGGTTTGATTACATACCTGACCGCAGGCGCATACCTCGATGCTGAAGGCGCACCACGCGATGGCCGCCGTTCATGTATCGTTGAACCTTTCACATCTGCAACCATTGTGGATAGCTTGAAAGGTCTGTTTGTGCCACAAGAAGCCATTGGCGAGCAATATCGCAAAGGTTTGATGGGTCGTGACAGCGCAGGCATGAACTGGAAGATGGATCAGAACG